TCAAATGCACGATCCATAGCGGAATCGGACATTGAATCTTGTTCTGTATGTGGGTCATCGATAATAAGAAGATCCGCCCCTCGTCCTGTAATAGAACCGCCTACCCCCGCTGCAAAGTATTCGCCACCATGATTGGTCTCCCAACGTCCCTTAGCCTTACTATCTTCTCGAAGTTTAACATCTCCAAAAATACTTTTGTAGTCTTCGGTTTCCATTAAGTTTCTAACTTTGCTACCGAACCTTGTCGCAAGCTCAGCATTGTGTGAAACCTGCATAAGTTTCATTTTAGGATTACGACCTATCATCCAAGCGGGAAATAAATAGGATGCAAACTCAGACTTAGTATGTCTTGGTGGCATATTTACAATCAAACGATTGTGCTTTCCAGTTGCTATAGATTCAAATTCTTTTGCAATAATTTGATGATGTCCAAACTTTGTAGGATCTGTGGTATCTCTACAAATAAAATCTGGCCACATGGCACGAACAAAGATCAAAAAGTTGTCCTGACATAATTTTATAAATTCGATTTGTTTTTTTAAAATTAACGCCCGTAGTTCGTCATCTGTAAAATTATCTAGACTTGCCATAAAATTCTAATTATTTGGGTCCCCTTTTATACCATATAGTTTGGCACATAACTACATCTATTCAAGTTGCTTACTAAAGGTTGCGACCAGCAAACCACAGCTGGGCTACGTGGCTGTGGATCAAATTTTTCGGGTTGCAGGTCGTTGGTTTTTATGAGCCTTCTGGATACACCTATGGCGGTGTTACCCGCCATCGGTGCGTTGTTAATCTAATTACTTAACTTTGATATTAAGTAATTAAATTTATTTACAATCTTATTTTTAAAGTCATCTATTAAAGGGTTACCTTGGTTTTCTATTATTAACTTTTCAACCTCACCCTCTAACATTTTATACATAACCTCGTAATTTAATTTACTGATTGCATCAGGATTTAAATTAGTATTTTTAGTTATGTTAGTGTTAGCGGATTGCTCCGCTAACACTTTACTTATGTTCATAGGAACATTAGGCATTAGTATCACCTAATGCTTTGTACTCATTATATTCAATTTCACTTGTGAACTTATTGAATAAATCAGTATGCTTGATTTTGAAATTAGCAGTATCAAACTTTTTTCTTTTACGATTGATCCGCTGAATTCCAAAGATGTTATCTTGCTTATCTTTAGCAAAGATAACATTTACTTTTTTATCTTCAAATAGATTAACAACACCTTGTTTCATAGTGTCCAATTCTTTGGCTAATCTATTTTGTTTTAGTTTTAAGTTAGCGTAAGCTACAACAAGTTTCTCTTCGTCTTGCTTTAGTCTAACTTTTTTTACTGTACTCATATAGTTATACCTCATTGTTTGTTGAACTATTCTAATGTCTTATCATATCCCACATTAATAACAATATAATAAATAGTCCATTTTGGGTCTGCTCATTTTGAGTTTTCCACAAACAAATAAAGAACTTTTTTAGAACCCCCCAGGAACTTATGGCTGCCAGGCAGCATTTGTTGTGTATAAAACAAACGAGCCGAGCCGTCGCCAACGAGCGACGGCAAACGGCAAAGTATTACCAACTACAAGTATAGATAGGAACTTTTTTATTTTTAATTTGTTCTTTACACCACTCAATGAACTTTTTGTCCTGGGCTTTGTATTCTTTTACTGATTCCTCTTGGAACTGCTGACCCCAAAAGAAACCATCAGAACAGAAAGAATTACAATAGTTATTTTTTATTTCTTCCTCTAACTCCCTAACTACTTCTTCCGTAATATAGACTTCATCACCCGCATTAAATCCGAGATGACCTAAATCCATCGGGTGCGAACTCAAGCGTTTATTTCTTTTCGTTTGTTCAGCTTCATTTTGTTCACCCCACTTACGAGCGAAGAATGTTTGTAGTCTTGCATGTTTTCGCCAAATGAAAACGTGCTTAGCTTCCTCTTTGCTTTCTTTTTCATCATCGGAATAATATTTCTTCCAATTTATCTCTTTACCACGAAGATGAGCGTATTGATCTAATCCCATATTTTTCTCCTTTGTTATTTTTAACCCTACTCTTATCATATCCCATATATAAGTCAATAAAAAAAATGGCAAACCTAGTTGCATTTCCACACGATTTTCTCTGGAGAACCCCCCCTTCCTTATTGTCTAGTTTAGAATCATTCTAAGTTGTAATAAGAACGACACGAGACGGGAACCAGTAAGAGCTGGTGGTGGTGGAGGAGAAGGTTGCCTGGCAAAACTTGTGTCTAGTTTAGAATCATTCTAAGTTGTAACGGAAACGACACGAGACGGGATCAGAAGGAGAACCCTGCTTGCAGGGCCCACCAACATGCTAGTAAGATAATCAAAAGGCCTCCCGAAAACGAGGGAACTAAAAACAGAACAATTAGGATAAACATGATTAAAGTCATGCCACTTTCTTCCCAACCTTAATATCAACACCTTGTTTTTTCCAAGGTGTTGCCATCATTTGCAGTTCATACGTAAGTGTTTCGAGCTGCTGTCTAGTTACGTTGTTAACGGTAACCGGTATCTTTGCATTTTTAATTCTCTTGTGTCTGTGACTTTGTCTTTTTGAAAATGGCATACGTTATCCTTTCTTTCCTTTGTTGGCATGTGTCAGCCAACTTATAGTGTTGGTATGTGTGTCCTCCAAATATGCCCGAAGGCCAATGTTATCTTGGAATGGCTCTGTGCAATGGTCCCCGGCCCAATAACCTTCGACCTCGTCAGTCTTAACGTTGACCCAAATCGTAGGTCCGCCTCCAGAAACTAGTAACCTAGCTCCTTTGAATCTGCCGTCATTGAATGTTATCCATTCGATTTCGTGGACTTTTTGCATCCACCTACCGGCATCATTCCAATACTCTTTATCCGGATCGGTGATTCCGTCCGCAATTTCTCTGCACATCTTGCGTAGCTGTTGTTTGCAGATATCTCTTTTTCTAATTGGTATCATGTTTCTCCTTTTGTTTACCTTTCCTTTTGTAAAGCGTAGCTTCGGTTTTTATTTGTTTCAAGCCAGAGCAGTGATCAACCCTGTATTAGCCATCATGGTCCAAGACTCCCGAAGTACGCCAGATCCAGAGTGTTTCACTTTAGGCTAATTTACAATGGATCTAGAAAAGTTATATAAGATTAGATGGGATATTGTCAAGAATAAAATCCAAAAATGTATACAGCTCCGTACCAGCACACAGCTCCTGTGTATTCATTAGCTTAAACAGCAGATATCAGTTGTAGTACTAAAACGACAAACGGGAACTAACCCATTTTCGTAAACTAGCTTAGGGAAGAAGTTGCTCTGCCAGGCAACCCCCCAGTGCTCCTTCCGGTCCATTGCCAATGGTTCTTTCTAAACGAGGAACGAGAGTGCGAGAAACGACAAACGAGCGTCGGTTAGGAGACCCGTGCCATATCCAGCTCTGACAGGCTACCGGTGCCATCCCTAATGCTGTCCGAGAAACGAGATTGTTCAACGAGGGAACGAGAACGAGAGCTCCTCTGTCCTGCCAGCTCCCTTATGGCATCCTGGAAGGAGGGCCAGTGTACGGGTTTCGAGAACGAGAAACGAGGCTTCAGTAAACGAGGATCCGAGAAAGCGGACACCGGTCTGTATAGTTCTATAGACCTCTGCAAGAGGGTCTCATTGCAGATAATAACTACACCACCATAACTAATATGTTTATTTATCCAACTTATCTGCCACTTAGATAGCTTCGGATACTTGACCTTATCTGATTTTAGTTCCATCCAAAAACCATTACCATTTATACAACCGTTTAAGTCAGGAATACCGTTCATTGTGCTAGATTCTATGCGGGTAAAATGTATTTGATTACAATTTTTTTGAATCAGTTTAGATAGCTTAGACTCTCGCTTTTTTGTTGCCATGTTAAAGTCAGTTTTTGATTTTTGTTTTACTCAAAATACATCCCAAAGGAAATATGTTTGTATCACTAAATACAGCTTCTTTCTCATCAAAAGTAGCAAATGAGGTCAGGGTCTTTTTCTTTTTATCTATTTTATATATGTATCCTTGTGTAACCATGATGCAGCATTCAAGCTTATCCATCTCATCTTCATTCTTATGCCCTGCATCTCCAGTTATGTCGATCCATCTAATTTTATAAAAATAATATTTCTTTTTACCTACAACAGCGTTTTTAAACTTACTTTTTTTTCGTCGCTTTGACATTAACATCTCCTACGAATGTATTTATATTTGGATTGTGTATCTCGTTTAGAACTGTAACAAAAGATGACCAATTATTACTCTTGAGGTAATTCTTTTGTCTCTGGCTTAACTTCGATTGTTTTGGCGTTGAAACCATCGATTTTGCTGGATAGCTCTTTGAGTTTTTTCTCAAGCTCTGCACGTGACATACCCTCCAATCCTGACACTCTAACTTCTTTCTTATCAATATATAAACCAGCTAACTGACCTGATCTATACTCTGCATTAACAGCTGCTGAATATTGTTTGTTTTCTGCTGCTGAATCAGCAAATCTTTCAAGTCTTCTATATCTTCTAATTTTGTTTCTCTCAAATTTAGATGATGCCTCTTCAAGTTTTTTATCTAAATATTTACATACGTGTGGATTGAGTTTTCTATTTGTTAATCGACTAGCTATAACTGAATAATCATTATCATTCTTACATTCATACTTTGCTTGTCTTAAAGCTTCTGATTTTGTAATCTCGCCCCAACTAGCAACTAAAATATCAATAAACATTTTTTGCTTAATTGTGAGATCTTTCTCGGTTCGAAGTGCTTTCTTTTTAAGACCAGACATTAGTTAGGTTTCTTACCGGATAATTCTTTTTGCATCATAGCTGACGCTTTTCTACCTAATCTTTTTCTATACGTACTTAGCTGTCTCATACCTTTAATCATTCTAGACTGAATTGTTCTTACGTCTCTTATACCTTGAATTAATCTCCTATCAGTAGGGCTTACTTTAGGGCCAAATTTTACCTTCCTTGATTTTTTTAATACATCATATCCTTCTTGAACTTTTTTATTCATTTCTTTACTAACAATTAGAGCTTTA